CCAAACGCTAAAGCTAACTGAACCTGTGTAAGAAGAAGAAAGTATTGCTGGGACAGTTATTTTACTACTACTCCCATTAAATCTTGCACCTGTATTTATTTTTCCTCCTACTCCGAAGTCAACGTTAGAAGGTGTGCCATTGTATACCCCTGAAGTATCACTTGCATCATAATCCATTGAGTATAATGCCTTGCCTGTTGAGCCACCAAATATATCAGTTGTTTCAGTAAGACAAGCTGCTGCCCCTCCTGTTTGTATTAGTCTTTTGCCTAAAGCCATTAATCAAGTTTTACAGGGAAAAAAGTAGTATCATAACTTAAAAGATTCTCGTATTTCTTTTTAGCGTTTACCTCTTTTTTCTTTTTATCATATTCAGCTATTATTTCAGCTCTTTTAGTTTTTACATCGTCATCAATAGCAATATCTCTTTCTGCCTTTCTNACNACTTGCCAATCTGTACTTGATAAAAGTNTATTAGCTTGACCTTTTAAGATTTCTATAAGTTGTGTTTTTTTAGTATCAACATCGTAAGTGTTTTTTATCTCCCCTGTCTTAACTATTTTACCATCTTTTTCTTCTGTTACTTCATAGGTTGCAGAGAAATCAATGTCAGTTATTTTGCGAGTAAATACTTTCTTTTTACTATCCCACTCTATACCACCAATGTTTTGTGTTTGTGGATTATAAGAAGGCTGAACTACATCATAAAACCCTTCTGATTCTAATGTCTTTTTATCTACATTTCTAAAGTTTATATAATGTCCTTTCTTGCCATTCCAAGTAGATGGTAGTTGAGGATATGTTACTATATTTCCGTCTGTCTGTCTTGCTTTCATAATTAAGGTGTTGTATCTGCTGCAAAGGTGTTAATAGAATAGTTTACAATAGCTGCTGAATCTGTATCATCAATACATACAGCTTGGATAACATTAGTAGCAGATTGGTCTAAGTCTGTACTTCCTACTTTGTTTATGGTTGTACTTGTAAAATTTGTTGCAAGTGTAATTACTGCACTACTTAGAGTTCCAGAAAGTACAATGTCAATAACCTGACCAAGTTTCATGTTTTGTATTGTAAGGGTAGCTGTTGCTACATTACCTGTAAGAAGGAAAGTAGTAGCAGTAGAAGCATCTAAATTTTGGCTACCTGTACCTGTACTTGTTGCTTTTGCAGTATATCTTGGTTCAAGCATAGCGTGTTCTACTGCATCATTCGCTATTGTAACAGCTCCAGTATTTGCCATTGTAACATCACCGCTTAATGCAGCAGCAGTCATTCCTGTACCATCTCCTATTAATATTTGGGTATCTGTTAATGCTTTCTCTGTCATTACTCCAGAACTATTGGCATTACGAACTAGAAGGCTATTAGCTGCAACGTTTTGTATTTTTGCTAGTGTTACCCCTGCATCTTTAATTCTTACTGCTCCAGAACCATTTGTGGCAGATAATTCTATAGTTGAGCCATCTACTGATACTTCTAGTTCATCTGCATTTGCTGTTATACCATCACCGCCTATAGCGTTTATAGTTAAAGCTCCTGTGGTAGCGGTACCTGTTAAACCAGTTCCAGCGGTTACTGAATTAACATCACCAGCATCATCTGTATAAAGCTCTGTAAAGTTTGCGTTGACTTTTACAAAAGCATCTCTTATAGTATCTCCAGTATTATCATCTGCTACCGAACCTACTCCTATTGTTTGTTGTGCCATATTTTATATTTTTGTTGCATCTGCTTTATATAATCCTGTGTCTACTAAAATTTTAGTTATACTAGCTAGTAGTAAACTTCCGCCAGCTAATATGGGATATATTATTCCCCATCCACTTGTATTATCTTCGTTTGGACTACCCCAATAGGAAAATCTATATATAAAACCAAAATTCATTTAGTGTCTTTATTTAAGAAACTTTTAAGTCTTATTTCGTTTTTTTCCTTTTGTTTGTTCCTTTTTTTTTCTTTTTGTATGTCTTTTTCTTGTAATACATCGTTAAAACACCCATCCATTAAATAATACTTCTTTATCAGGATATACATCCTCGTTGTTATTTGTATAATACTCTGGGAAACTATTTGGAGCATTAAAACTCATATACTCAATGAATCTATTAGTATAATACTCTGCATAATCTCTTTCTTTTGCAATTAAACTATCTATTTCACTTTTTGATGCTATTTCAGCATTGTCATTTGATTGTTTTAAAACACCTCCATTTGCTATTGTGTAAGAAGCAAATAATAAGTATTCTGACATGGCAAAGTGAATTAACATAGGCTGTATGTAGTCATTGACTAAACTTAAATAAGTACCTGATAAACTAGAAGCTAATATATCTGAACTTATTTTATTATATAAATCAGTTCCGATGTAATTTCTTACGTGAATCTCTTGAGCTATTTTTATATAGTGTATAAACTTATCAGTATCTACATTACCGCTAATTGCAGTATTTTTTACTAAGTCTTCTCTTTTTATGAATAAAGCAGTTGGCATTAGTCTTCTTTTTTATCGTTTTCAATTTCTTGTTCTCCAGGCTTAATACCTGTTTCTTTTTCTATTTCACTATCTGTAGTAGCGTTTGTTAAATCAGTAAATTCAAGAGGTTGTAAAGTCTTAAAGTACAAGTCTAAATCTATATTATTATATTCTAATATCTTTTGAAGCTCATCTAAGATAGTTACTTGCATTGGTCTTATAACCGTATTATCCATAAGTATGGAAGCGGTTTGTAATTCCTCTGCATTATTACCTAAACCAGTTTGGTCTTTGATACCTACAAGCATAGGAGATATAATTCTATGAGATACCATAACTTTTTTCATAGATTCATCTGACAGGAATTGATATTGCTGGTGAGCATCAGATATTTCTACTGGTTCTACTGTAGCTGATAATTCTTTACTATCGTTAAATGCTAGAATAAATTTACCTGCATTTGAAGAACCGCTAAACTTATTGTATATGTTTCTTTCTATTTCATCCCTTTGTTCTTTATCAGGAACTCCGTTATTGAAGTTAATAAGCATAGATGGTGATAAGCCATTTTGTATATTATTAATATGATAGTTTGCTATTTCTTCTTCAAGTTCACAATACTGTAAACCTCCCTGGTAATCTACAGGAGAATAATAATAAAATCCAGCTCTGTAAGGTCTTATATATAATATCTCTATTCCTGAATTAGATGTACCAAAAGCTGGTATTCTTTTAGGCTTTTTCTTTGCTCCTATTTCTTGCCAATCAGATGAATAATAATAAGCTTTTATTTCCCCATTATCAGAAACCTTCTCAGCTCTTATAGTTTCTATTGGCAAATGTTCAACCTGAACTATTTTAGATTTATCTTTAGAATATATGATTTGAACAGCAGCCTGACCCATCATTTTATAATCATAACATACCTTTTTCATGCAGTCTTTATTAAATAAAGATTTCATGTCTTGATAATCTAAAGAGTCTTCTTTTTCACCTACAGCTTCAAGTCCTCTACCATAAATCATTTCAGCTATTCCGTTTATAGCTGCATTATTTGTTGGTGAGCCATTATATCTATCAATTAAATACTGAAAATAATTATTGTCATCACCATATTCAACCCAATCATTTTTTTTAGATTCATATACCTCTGGTTTAGTATATGTACTTAAATTGATAACATGAATAGACTGCTCTGTCTTTTTAGTATTCACGTTTAAATTTCTTTTTCTTGCCATTTCTATGGTGTTTCTAGCCATTATATAACTACAAATTCGTTATCGTGACTTGTTTCGTGAGTATATTCTCCTGAATTTACAGTATACCTATCTAAATTAGTTTGGTCAGTACAAAATATAATTCCTCTGTATATTATTGTTGAACCGTCTTTGACTGTAAAACCGTACTGATTTCCTTCTTTAAGTGAAAAACTACCAGTTAGAGTCATATAACCTCCAGATATACTTGAAGTGACTGAAACAGTAGATGTTTTTCTCTTAGATTTATCGTATAAAGAAAAGGTAGGGGAGCCAGCATCTACTCTGGGTATAATTTTAAAAGACTGATTACTCGTAGATGTAGTTAATATCTCCATACCTAATAAACTCAAAAGTAATAAATTGTTATCAAACAAAAAAGGGGAGGTCTCTCCCCAATTTTGCTGAAAGGTAGTCCATTATTATGGAGTCCTAAGTGTTGACTGAGTTTCGGTTGCAGAACCTAAGCCAGCAAATGGATTATTATCTTGTCCACCATTTATGAAATTGGGCGGAGTAGTCTCATTCGCTGTAAATTCCAAAGTGTACCCCTGCATATCCCCCATAGCTGTTCCTGTAACCATAGTTCCTCCAGTAACTTCTGCTCCATGTTGCATACCTACTAATAAGAATTTATCGTCAAAAGTTTGTATGACTACATGAGGTCTACCAAAAGCCATTAATTTAAGTTCTTTATTATCTTCTTTGGTGAGTTTATGTAAAGAAACCGTCAAACTCTGCTCGAAAAAAGTTGTCCCATTTTCTAAGGAAGTATTAATTGTAGTTTCAAGTGATGAATTACCTTTTACATCGTACCTATGATAGTTGAAGGTACCGTTAGCATCTGTAACCTCATCATTCGAAGTGGTTATATCATTCAACCCTCCGAAATCTACAAAATATATTTTCTTAATACCACCAACTGCATCCTTACACGGTTTGTTTCTACCACCTGTTAAAGCACATGACATAATTTATATTTTTTACGTTAAACAAAAAAAGGGCAGGCAGGCTTTGAGCTTACCTACCCTTTATTTTAATCTGTTATATTATGTATATAATACAACTTCACTTCCGATTCCGTGCTGAATACCAGCAGTAAATCTCATCACGATTCTCACGTTTTGCGAACCATCAAGTTCAGCCATGTCAAGAACTTTTACTTCATTGTGGTCAGAAAGTAATCCAGTACCAAAGTACAAGTTTGATTTTTGTGCTGCCACCATGATATTTGTATCAAGACCTTTAGCTAGAGCGATGTTAATTCCATCAAATGTTAAATTTCCACCATTGAACCATTGAGTACCTTTGTTGTCAGTACCAGCCGCTCCAATGTTACTTGAAAATCCTCCTAAAGCTCTCACATACGCTCTATATACGTTTGAAGCTACATAAATGTATAAATCTTCTTTACCGTAGATAGTTGAAGGAATAGCATCAGCTACAGCTCCCATTTGAGCAATTACGTTAGAAGAAGTAACATCAGTTGCTATTACATCTACTACGTCTGAATCAGCAGCTAAAGTTGTTTTGAATCCATCGAATTGTCCAGCTGTTCCGTTAGTACCATTCCAGATATTAGTTTCCATTCTCTGAGCTACTTTATCAGCTACATGAGCTAATACGAAATCAGTAAAGTTTTCTGGTAGGTTAGAATAAGCTGAATATCCCATTGAAATTGCTTCCCAATCAGATACAAAGTCTTTTTTACATACAGTAAGATTGACTTGAAACTCCTCTGGTTGTAGGATTCTCTCTGTTAAAGTAATTGTACTTGTATCTGTGTAGTCACAAGTTGCATTTTTTACAATGTCATCAGTAGCTACTTTCTTAAGTACTTCTTTGTGTTTTACGTTTGGCTTAATAGTAATAAGCTCATTTGCCAAAGTTTCACCAGCTAATAAAGCAGCTGAAATATATTTTCCAGCAAATTCACCAGCGTAGGTTGTTGTTATTGAAGTTGTTGTTGCCATTTTAAGTTATTTAAATAATTATTTACCCATTCTTTGTAAATCCCTGTCCATTGTAGTTAATGGTCTGTTAGGATTTTTAAAATTCATTTCAATTTTTTTACCATCAGATTCAGGACTATGTTTAATAGGTTCTGCTGCTGGCTCTGCTGAAAGCTTCTCTACTTCTTTAGAAAGCTCGTCTTTTTGGCTTTTGTAATTTTCTACTTCAGCCATCATCTTTTTCTTAATTGCGTCAATTTCCGCTTTTAAGATAGAAGTTACTTCAGTAAAAGCATCCATTGTTACATAAGTCTTGACATCAGGTTCTTCTTCAGCTTCAACTGGTTCTGTAGCAGCTGCATCCGAATCATCCTCTTTGTCATCTTCAAGTTCAGTTGTAGGCTCCTCTTTAGATGCCTCAACTTTTTCAGAAATTACATTTTCATCATCTGCGATGCCTTGAGCTTTTTCATCTTCTTTTGTGATTAAACTCAATTTCTGTAATATCTCATTTAGAATTGTTGTAGAATTTTCCATTTAAAATATTTTTTTCAACTAATAAACTAATACATAATGTTTTGTTAGATTTTTCCAATCCCTTGAGCCTGTAAACTTCCGTCACAACAGTCTCTATGATATGTTCTACCATCTGGACAAATACAACCCCTTCTATCATTACCAGGTGATGTCCTGCTATATGTAAACTTTTTCCTAATAAATTTAAGTCTGCTTATTATCTTTTTCATTACCTTTTTGTTGATTTAGGATGTTTTTTAGGCAGTAGGTCATAATCCGTAATATATTTCTTATTTTGAGGTCTGCCATTTTTAATCAAGTATAAAAAAGCATTAACTCTAGCAAATGCCCATTGCGAAGCTGATTTTACTTTTGGAGAATGTGATGTGTTGTAAGCACCAAGACCTCTTTGAAATACAGCTGTTAAATTACCTATAGAGGCTCCGTAACCAAGTTTCTTCTTATACCTTTCATTAAAATCAGTTACCTTCTTTTGTAAGGCTTTAGTATTTTGAGCTGAAACTGTAGGTGCTGGCAATAACTTATAACCATTTTTACTTGCAGCTCGACCTCTAGCAGTTCCTACTCCTTTTGGATTTTTATTTGGAGTATCGGATTTAGGAGCTTTTGGACTAGCAATTATTGCCCCTCTTTTGCCAACTTTTGCAAGCTTGTGTTTCTCACATGGCATAAACCATTCTTTACCTTCAAACTCATGGACATGGAATCCCTCACAACCTAAGTCTTTAGATTTATCTATAGCAGACTCTTTAGATGAGTATGCCAACCTATCATCTATGATAGCATATTCATCGCTAACCACCATAGATTCTAATTTAAGTTCACCTAGCTCTTTTAGTTTAGATGTACTCCATCTAAGAGCGGCTTTACCACCCCAGGCATCATACATAAGTTTACCACACCCATCTGTATATGATTTAGATGTTTCTAAATCTACAGCGTGTCTAAGTAGAAAACTTCTCATCCTCTTAATTGTAGATACCGGATTAGATTTAGATGCTAACATAGAGGCTCTACGTTTACCTACAGGTGTTCCGCAAGAACCCCACCCATTTTTATCTACAAAAGAAAGCACCTTTTTAGCATTATTTATAACCGCATCTGGATAATCATTGTAAGTAGCTAGTTTATATTTTTTAGATGTAATATAATCTTGAATTTCTAATAGAATTTCGTGAGCAATAGATTCATTCATTTCTTGTTTTATTTCTGACATATTTATTTTATCAGTAAAATACCCTTCAATAGAGAATCCTTTTACTAACCCTGTTTTTATATATTTTTCCCAAACTTCATTGTTATTTACTTTCATAGAAACCATCCAAGTACCTACTGGCATATCTAACCCATACTTCCTGGTCTTATCGTGAGTTTCATCCTCAATAATCCAACTCTCTACAACTGATAATCCATGCAAATCAGCTTGATGTTCAAGAGTAGATTTATTTTGATTGCCTCTCATTAAAAAGAGTTCACTTGCTTTTCTTACAGTATCTTTTGAGAAATAGATGAAATATTCGTTTTCACCTTCTTTTCTATAGATATTTCTGTCTGGAACAAGTGCAGCTCCCATCAGTATCTTTTTCTCTTTGTCTACTTCAGCCAACTGAACTTTTGGTTGCTTTTTTAAAGCTATAAAGTTTTCTTCTATAGCTGGTTTGTCTACGATTGATATAGCCTCTATTCCAGAAAGCATTGCTTCTTCATCAATAAGTAATTCTATAATTTTCATAATCCTGCAGTTTGTGTTATATTTCTATCTAATTCATCTTGAGTTCGTATATCTTTGCCTACCACAAAAGCTTTTAGTGGTGTTGACCTATCCTCGCCTATCACTCTTGCTAATTGAGATGTTTGCGATTGTCCTACTACATTAAAGTCAGGAGCTACGGTGTCTCCGCCTGTCCCTGCTCCTACTCCTCCACCTGCTCCACCTGGAACCTTAACGCTTAAAATCTTTTTTACATTTACAAGACCAGTTGCTATAGTAGCGGCTGCGGTTATAAAACTTAATGGAGGTTTCATTGTCTTTAAAGCGTTGTTTGCCGCTGCATAAGTATCTATGGTAGCCGAAGCGACTGCTAAAAGTTTACCTGCTTGGGTATGTTCACCAGCTAATTTAGAGGACTGATAAAGTAATTCAGAAGTGGCATCAAAAAGCCTCATTTCATCTGAATGTCGTCTGGCTATGCTCTCTTGATGGTCTTTCTGTTTTTGTTCCTCTAGAGCTCTTTCAGCTTTAAATTTTTTACCAAATAAATCAAATTCCTTTTTAGCATGGTCTTGTTGTTGTTTGAATGTAGTTCCAAAAGCCTCCTCTATACCCTCTTGAATTATCTTATTTTTTCTTTTCTCTTCTTCCACAGTAGTACCAGTTAGTCTCCTGTGAGCCATCGCTAATTTTTGCTTGGTTCTTTTGTCTCCGTCTTCTACTTTCTTTTGACCTTTTACTTGAACATCTATAAACTCTAATATAACCTGAATCTCTTTGTTTTTTTCGTCTAAAAAGGTATTATGTTCTTTAGTTTGAGCTTGCATCCTTCTTATGGATTTATCTCTCGCTAGTTCTTCTGGTGTGGTAAATTCACCAATAGTAATTGCTCTTTGTTTCAGTAAAGATTCCTCTGTTAAATTTAATTTATTTAATGCAAGTTGTCTAGCTAATTGTGTCTCTAATACTTCAGCTTGTATGTCTTGTATTTTCTTTTGTGCTGCTTGAGATACTGCCAAAGCTAATATTGAATCTCTGAAGTCATCCGTTGCTATTTTTGCTGCATTGGTGTTATTTTTGACATCATTAAGGCTTAATCCAGAATTATCTAAAGATTTTATATAATTTGGGAACTCTTTGTTGAGCATTTTTATTGCATCACCCTTTTCTTTTTCGCTTTTATTTGAATCTTGTAAGGTTCTAACATATATCTCAAAATTACCTGCTGAACTTCCTACTGATTTTGCAAAATCGTCAAATGCACCAGAGAAGCCTTCTATTTCTTTAGAGCTAGATT